CAAAGTAAACAGCGGCCCAGGGCTCGGCTGTCGGGGGAGTAAACGCGGCGTTCTCCCATTGGGTTTTGTCTTGCGCGAAAAACGCACCGGCAACAAACGCCTGAATCAAAGCGGAGTTTATTTTTGAATCGCTCATGTTGTTTTATTCGCGACTTCGATCTTTATTAAACGTCCGAAGCGAACGACATTGCGCCGAACCATGCCTTCCGGGGCTTTAGTATGGCTCAAACCTTCAAACTCAACTCGTCCGGCATACGGGAGATTGTTTGATAAGTATAGAGACGTGTCCCCGGTTGTTTTATTTATTGTTTCAGCTTCCGGCACAGACAGACCGTTTTTGTTGGGCGCTGTATTATCAACCGTACCCGTTGCCGGTGCGCCTTCGGTCAACTGCCAGTTCGCGCGCAAGCGACCCGTCAAAACGGGCGTGTCGCGAATGACGGAAGAAAACAATTTGATAGTGACGCCGCGTCGAACCGTTTGGATTCGCTCCGTTGCGTTTGCGCCGAACTTCGCGATTTCTGCGGTGAAACTCATACGCGCATTGCCCCCAGCTTGAAGATTACCGGCGTTCCTGCGGGCGCTAGTGGGGTGCAACCAAGCACACGCCAGCTTGCCCCCTCAAAAGTAAGCACGTCGTCAGCGTCGGGCGCAAAGGGCGCGTTCGCTGCGGCGGCAATGATGAACCGAACCTTTCCCTTGGTCAGGGCTTCGGAAATGGCGTTGTCCATTGCTCCCCCGACAGCTTGGTTGCCGGTACTCTTGGCGGGGAGGACGACGGCGGTAAGATTACCGGCCGTGTTGGTGGGGACGAGTTCACCCGTTACCGGGTTGACCACATTGGAGACGCGCGTAATGGGGATGCTCGTGCCGAACTCTTTTAGTAGTTCAAGGGCATCGGCTGCGGCTTCAACGTAAAAGTCCATTAGACGCGGAGGACGGAAAGACCGAACGCGCCGCCCGACGCGAGCAACGGGGCAAGCAATGCCTCGGCTTTGTTGAACTTGGGGGTAACTGAACCCGAGCCGGTTGGGGCGTATTCGGTTTCCAATACGTCAACTTTCTTGCGGACGACTTCGCGCCCGGTTCCCGTTGGCTGCAACTCTGTCCCGTTTGCAGACTCACACGCAAACTGACACTGCGCGGCAATCAGTCGCGAGGGGATGTTATCGCTAGCAAGCGGTTCAGTGGAAGCCCCGACGAAAACCTTTACGCGGGGCCATTGTAAAAGGTTATCTTCGCTTGTTTTATTTCCCTTGTAGCGGTACGACTCCAATTTGTCGCACGCGAGGACAAGCGCCTTTTCAACATCGCCGTCAGCTACCGGGAGCGAAAGGCCGCGCGCAGTTGCATACGCGCGAGCCTCCGCAACCGTAGCGTAAGAGTTTGCCCCCGCTACACCGGAACCGTTTTCAATTATTACAGGCATAACGGGGGATGGGGTAGAGTTATGGGCGGGCGATGAACAGCGCGAGCAAGTCGGCTTTCTTCGCGGTGGAAGAAAAAGCAATCCCCAGGCTGGTCAGCGCCTCTTTGAGCTGCGCAATGGTTGCGGTCTGCGCGTTGGCGTCTTCTTCGGCGCGCTGCGCGGCAGGATCGGTCGGAGCCGGCGTTGGCGGGGTTTCGGGGTCAGGGGCGGCAGTATCTACCGGCGAAGATTCCGGGGTTGGCTCGGGTTGTGTGACCACAATGGGGGCGTTTTTGCGGGCTTCGATTTCCGCAATCATTTCGCGGGCTTTCGGCAGACCGTATTGCGAGGCAAGGTTGCAAAGGTGAAGAGATGCTTGTTCTTCCATAAAAGTATGAGGTTGATTTTAAAAATGCGTTCTAAAAAAGCCCTAAGCCCGCACGGGGCGAACTTAGGGCTAGTATAAACCTTGGCGATTAGCTTAGGTTAGTCGTTGACCTTAATGAAGGCGATTGGAATGTTTTTGCGGCCCCATTTGCGGGTCCAGTTGGCTGCAAGTTTCAAATCGGCGTAATTCGCCTGAACACCGGCGATGCCGGTCAGGGTTGCAGACTTGAAATCGAAACCATAGGGCATCCAAACGTTGTTGACGCGGCTGAAAATAATATCCTGACCGCCGCCGTTGCCCGCGTCGGGTTGGCGCTGAATTTCAGACGGGTTCAACACCTGACCGGGAGCATACCCAATCGCACCGGGGCCGAACATGATGCAAGTGTAAGTAATGCGATTCGTGCCCATGACCGCCGGAAGCGAGTCGTCAACAATCAGGCGTTTGCCCATATAGGACTCCGTAATCAGATTGTTGTCTGAATTACGGATAAACTGAATAAGATTCTGCTTCTGCAAGCGGGCGTGAATCTTCGAATGAATCGCCAGCGTGGTCAGCGTGTCCTTGTGGTCACCAAGGGTCTGCAAACCGTCAATTACGCGGTCGCCGCCAATCTGTTCGGCTGCGACTGCCGAACCAACGGCATCGGTTGCAACGTTGATGACCATATCGCCGCCAGCGTTGGCAACGTTATCGGCAAGAATACCAATGAGCGAAGACATGATTCGCTGTTCATCGTCATTCTTCCAAAACGCGCCGATTCGACCGGTGATTGCGCCAACCGGGTCTTGCAACGCCAGTTCGCGAGCAAGGTCCATCGTTGACCAAGACTTATTGCGCTGTGCGGCGCGGAAGCGGCACACGGCGTTTGAAATGTTGTCCGGCGTCGATTTGGTGGCGGGAACGTCCGAACTGTAGTTCGGTTCCGTAATCGAAAGGCCGTTGAAGTTGGTGATTTCGCCAGTTTGACCACCCTGGGAAATTTGCTGCGAAAGAAGCGGGTCAGTAACGGCAATGCCGCTATTGATGAACCGATTCAGTTGAAGTTGGGCTTCCTGCGAGCGACGCCCAAACGTTACCGGGTTGTAAATGTTAGCTAGTGCTACGACTGCCATGATGTTTTAAAAACTTTGTCTAACGTGGATTAGTTTTGCTTCCCCGTTGGTTTAGGTTTTCGCACCGTCTAACAGGCGCGAGTATTCCGCCGGGTTGGCGTTTGCAAACTGCGCTTCTTCAGTCGCAGTCATTTCGCTCAGTTTCTTGGTAGCACCGCCACCATTGGTTGCCGCAGCACCGCTGCCGGAACCTTTTGACCCCGTTAAAATGGGGGCGAAGGCTTTATTTGCAAGAAATTCTTTCTCAAGATCGTCAATTGTAGAGGCAGAAAGATTACCATTCGCGTCTACAATTTTTGTTTCAAATCGCCCCTCTGTATTCTTTTCAGCGCGAAGACGGGATTTGATATGGGGCAATATAACTTCCGGCACCGTTGAAATTTTAGCCGCCAAATTTTTAGCCACATTATCGACAAGCAACGTGTTAAAGTTGCCGGAAAGATTTTCAATCTGTGCGGTAAGCTCTTTTTCGCGCGTCGCGAGTTTTGTTTTATATGATGTTTCAAGCTTCTCCACATCGGCCTTCGGAATTGCACCCCGCAAAAGATTGTCGCGTTCCTCGGTCAGCGCGGAAAGTTGATCTTGGAGGTTTTTCGCGTTGGTTTCAGCAGCTTTGCGCTGTTCCTTTTCGTGGTCCTTGGCACGTTTCAGCGCGGCGGGGTCTTCAAAGCCGCCTTCCACGTCAATTTTGAAGCCTTCGCCGTCTGCAACATATTCTTTTTGCAGTTCGACAGAGAGTTTTTTGTGGTCTTCGGCAGTCAGGGTTTTCTTTAGCATGGTAGTATTTGTTTAGTTGTTGTTCAGAGCCCCGCGCGTTCAAAGGCGAGCGGTTCAAGTTTCTGCATTTCTGCGAGAGTGAGGGGCTGAAAGTTCCGGCCCAGGTTGAGCGCGGCAAAGTCGTCAACTGAAAGTCCGCCGTCGCGGAACAGCGTTGCACGGCTCTTGCCTATCGCTTCGTTTTGAAACTCTGCGGACTGTGTCTTTAACCAATCGTAATATGACAAATCCGCGTCAACGTAACCTTGTTCGGACGACCGCGTTGCGCCCTCGTCCAAGAAATCCAAGGACGGGTCAACATTTGCGACCGTCGTTGACCGGCACCCGATATGCAGCGGTGGCATGGGGCCGGCCCCAAGTTCAAACTTTTGCCCGTCCAAGCTGCGGCAAACCTGCGTCGTCTTGCTGTCCAATGTGGCAACAAAGGTGTAACCGGTCACAACGTCAGCGTTCTTTTCCCAAGTCGCGGCGCGTGCCGAGCTAGCCACATGCTGAACGGACGTGCGTGCCACTGCGCGGGCATTCCGGCGGGCTACGGCCGCAGACGATCCGGGCACCCCAAGAATGCCGTCAGCATAGTTTAATTTCTTGGTTCCGTTGATTGCGCTAGTGAGGCGGTCAACGCTCCAACCCTCGCCCCAGGCTTTGCGGACGGTATCGTTGACCCTGTCAATTTCTACACCTGCCCATTTTGAAACAAACGGCTTCAAGAGCTGACCGTTGACGGAAAGGGGTTGGGTCAAAGCATAGGCGTAAGCGTCGCCAGCCTCGGGCACCGTTAAACGAACGCTTGCTTTGATCGCTCCAAAACTGCGCGCTTCAAACCCCGCTTCATAGGCGGCGAGCTTTTCAAGATTTGAAAACATGTCTTCACTAGCCTTGCCGAGTAGTTCGGCATTGACGGCGCGGAGTTCGGCGAGCGCGGCGGTAAGCTCTTTTTTCGTTAGGTCGCTGACGGCCGTAACGCTCATTGCTGAAATCACGTCCCGCGTTGCCACATTGACGGCGTCGAACGCGGCGGCGAAGTCTTCCCCGTAGGTCGTTTTTAGCCGCTCCAAAAAGACTTGGTGACGGGTGGCAATATCCGTCAGGCGCTTCCGGGGCGTGGGCATGGGTTAGGCCGCTTTCGGGGCGGCGGGCTGTGCCCCTTTGGCTGCAACCTTGGCCTTCGCAGCATCGGCCGCAGCTTGTGCCGCCATTTCAGCGGCTTTGACCGGCAAGCCCATGTCCGGGCCGGCTGTGTCAATCTCCGCTTGGTACTCTTCAAGGTCTTGGGTGGCGACGCCGATCTTGGTAAGCTGTCCCCGCATTTCGGTCGTTGAAATTGCGTTTGCCTGCCATTCGGCAACGAGTTGCGCGCGGTCTTGCGCCGTCGCCAAACGTTTTTCAAATTCAGTGCTTAGTTTATAAACAAGCCCTTCGGTATCGGCACCAATAAAGGCGCTTGCCCACTTTAAAGCGTCAACATAAGCGGCAGAAACGTTGTTCGCCGAAGTCGCTAATACGCTTGTTTCGCTTGCCTCGTTTTGGCTCGCCTCAGTCGCGGTCTGCCGAACGTCGCGTTGTTCAACGAGCTTCGCCCCGAGCGCAACCATTTGCTTCTCTTTGTGCTCCATTGCCTCTTTCGGCATGGTGTTGGGGGCAACCTGTAATAGCGTTGCCGTTCCGCCAGGGGGGAGCATGACTGCGCTACGCGAACCAAGTGCAATCGTTCCTTTCAATACATCGTCAACCCAATCTTTTGTCAGACCTGCTAAAACGGGAGTGGGTTGCCCCAACATGTAAACCGCTTCTTCGTAATCGGCGCTGTTGCGGTAATGCGCAATGTTCAGTGTTGCGAGGTCATAGAGCGGGGGAAGGTCGGGCGTAGGGTCGTTGTTTTCCGCACCGATAAACGTAAACGGAATGAAATCCCAAGGTTTACCCTCTGCATTGGTTGGCGTAAAATCAGATGTGTCCCAACCGGTTTTGTCTTCTTTCTCAATACAAATTGAAACAGTGTAAACGCCATCAACAAGGCGTAAGACGCGATATTGTCTTACTTCTTCGGTAGCAAAACCGTCGTCATCAATGACCCACTGTTCAGAGATAACCACAAGGGTAAGCAGCCTGCGACCGTTGACGGTTGAAGACCGCCAGTTAATAATATCCCAGGGTTGCCAAAGTGTAATTGTAGGGCGGATACGTCCCGCCTGCAAATCGGCTTTCGTAGCGGGCGCAGCGGTTTGCGGATAATCAACGAGCAAGCCCGCCCGGCCAAATTGTAAAACAAACGAAAGCGCCTTTTTAGCCTGTTGGTCTAGTCCAACGCCGCCGCCGTCCGCGTCGTGTTTAAGAACATCCAAATCTTCCGCAAATTGAATTTCGGGCGTTCTCTGAAACACGGTCCCAAGCATCCCGCTTAAAGTGCGTCCCGTTACGTTGTAGAAAACCGCGCGTTCTTTATATTGTTTATAACGGGTTTGATTCTGTGCCGACAGGTCTGTTTCGTTTGGTTGGGGTAGATACTTCGTTCCTGCGTCTTTTATTTTCAGTTGGCCCGCAACACAGTCGCGCACCAAATCATAACGCGGTTGTAATGAAACAAGTTCGCGGCGCACGTAATCGACTTGCGCGGGCTTCGCGGTGGCGGGCATAAATTAGGTTGGGTATGTAACGGTTAAACTTGTGGCTATGCGGTTGGAGCCTGCGAGAACCCGGTAACGAACGTCGTCATAAGGGTGGTCCTCAGCTTCCGTGTCTACGTCATCGGGTATATCGGGGTTTCTCGGTAGGACTGGCAAGGTTGAAATTGCAGCTCGGCAACAGTCCATAAAAAACAAACCCGGCCCTTCGTTTGTTTTACTTGCCGCCAAACGGCCGCGAATTAGCTCCAAACCGTGAATACGGGAACCGCTGCTTTTATCACTGGTATTCCATCGAACATGATGGTCCGCCATTATCTTCGCTATAGTATCCGTATCCTTTTCGTTTTTATTGTTTATTTGGTTATCGGCGGGGCCGGCGCGGGGCGTGTTTAATATCCACTTTTGTTTTAATAATATGCCTTCACGCTCTTTGATACCTTGCGCAATTTCCTTTGCCCCGAGCTTTAAACCTTCGTTCGTCCCGATTGCGCGCGTGCCGTACCATTCATAAATCCGAATGAGCGAACCGGCCGGCGGACAGAACACACGAGGCTTTCCGCCGGGGACTTCAATTTTAACTTCCTCGCCGTTCGCCTCTGCCCACCAACCCACAGAAAACGGATGGGTTGAGCCCCAGTCAAAGGACCGATCAATGCGCCAACCTTTCGGCACCGGGAAACGCGGGATAATGTGAAGATCGGTTTGCCACAGGTCGTCAAGCGCGCCGCCCGCGACAATATCCCAATCGCCTTCCAACCATGCTTTGCGGCGGTTGGGGTCCGTCTCCGCGTCCAAAACTGCGATATACTCGGGCGCGAGGTAACGGTTTTCCCGGTACGATCCGAAGATATGGCAGAGCGTGCGGGTAATTGGCTCTTTTTGTTTAGTTCGTGGGTTGAAGACTTCGCGAACGAGGCGGACAATCACCCCAGGGGGCGCACGGTCAATGAACTCGTGTTTAACCCAATTGTGCCCCGAGCCGTGCGGGTTCGTGGTCGAAAAGAAAACAAGCGGGATTTCGGGAAGCGGATTTTTGGGGTCGGGGCTGTGCTCCAACGGGAGGAAGCTTGACCGATTGCAAGAGTGCATCGCGTCGTAAAACTTCCTATTCGGTTGTTTAGTAAGTTCGTTGAATCCAATAAATGGATACTCGTGACCGTGGTAAGCGTCGTAATCCTCGGCTTTGCAGCCGGCGCGGAACAAGAGTTCTTCGCCCGTAGGCCAAACCCATTTGTAATCTTTCGGGGACTCTTTGAAAAATGCCCCGTCGTTGAACTGCGGGAACCATTTTTTCGACTTCGCAACCAAGTCGTCTAGGTTCTTGTACTCCCGATCAAAGATGACGCCGCGCCAAAATCGACCGTACCCGCGCCCGACGTTCTTGCGGAACGCCATCAACTGCGCGTCCGTCTTTCCGGGGCCGCGCGTGCCGTGGTAAAGGATTTCGTTGCAGGGGCAGGCAACCGCTAGGGTTTGCGATCCGGGGAGCGGTGACCACACTACGCGGGCGGCTTGCCGTTCGGCCTTGGCAACTTTGTGACTCATTACTCGGGGCGTCCTTTCGACCAAATGCAGAGAACGCCGCCCGAACGCAGCGTTTCGCACGAGTCCGCAAACAAGCTCGCGTCAGGGGGCGGGCGGGTGGGGTCAGCGCGCAAGAAAGCTTCGCTTACGGCGCGTTCAACTAGCTCTTGGTCGTCTGTTGCGTCCCGCTCCGTCATAGCCAAACGCCGTACATTTCACTACCGCCCCAAAAACAAATTCCAAAGTAACGGCCCTTTGTGCGGAGGCTGGTTTTGATATAGACAAAAATAAACAATCTGAAATCGAACGCCTTCGCGTGTTTTTTCAGGTAAACAAATTCGTCGGGAATCTTCATGCCTTCGCCGCTTGTTTAAGTTCCCGTTGTGACTGCGCCGCGTTGCGTTCCCAATCGTCAGGCGTGCCGCCCATCGGCACCAACATAATGCCACCGGCAACCGCAACGTTCGCTTCGATCTTGGTAATTTCTAGGCCAAGAATCTTTGCGAGCTTACCGAGCGCGGAGACGCGGGACGCACCCGAGCTGTCAAGGCCGTAGCTGTTCGCCTCGCGAACGAGCGACGCCAAAATTTTGTTTCGTGTAACAAGCGCCTCCCCTTCGCACTCTTCAACGTACTTATCCAAAATGTGCTGTGTGTAGGGCTCTTGGAGCCATCGGTTGGCCACACTTGCCGGTTGCGTGTAGGTGAAGCCCATGCGCGCCAAGGCGTTTGTCCCGCTAAAATCTTTGACGTACTCCGCGACGAACAGCCGGCGAATTGTTTGGATTCGCGGGTGAACGTGCCGGAAGTCGTAAGGTTCGCAGGTGCCAACCGTGTCGATACCAACGACGGGGCCGGCCGTGCCCGTCTCCCAAGGCGGCAAAAATTTAGTGACCGCCGGGACGGGCGGTTTAACTGCTTTTGTTGGTTCGGGAATCGGGGGTTTGCAGGCCACGGCGGTTTGTCAGGCGGTTGCAGGCTTATGGCGGCGAAGTTCGGAAAAAATGTTGCGGGCGTTCGACCTAAAGCCCTGCGGGGTGTTGAACTCAGGCGACACGCCCCGCGCGAAGCATTCGCCCGTGTGGTCACACATGCCGCATTTGCGGGCTACAATGTCGCGGGGGTTCGGCTTGCTCCCGAAACAATCCGGGCGGGGCTTCTTCTCCAAGGGAATCGTCCCGTAGTGCGGGCGGCGTTTCTTGGTCGCGAAATAAACAGCGACGGGGAGGACCGGCCAAAGGATCGCCCCAATGACGAGGGCGAAGGGCACGAGCAAGAACGCCGCGACGGCGTAGCCCAGGGGAGAAAGTTTGCGAGAGTTCATGTTTTGAAATTGGAATGCGGGTTACACGTATCGGGTAAAATAGTATCGGGGCTATCGGGTCAACCCCGATATTTACAATCATGCGGAAGCAGGTTGTTTGATTTTGCGTAAACTCCCGTGGTATTCCTTCCGC